TAGATGTCGGATTTCCTGAGAAGGAAAGATTGCTCTCATCCCTTACCCGCAGAATCGCAAACAGAGGTTTGGCGATTAATGGTCCACTCTGCCAGCAGTTTATAGATAAGGCCGAAAAGATACTGGAAGATGCGGACAGGAAAACAACTGAGTGGAGACAGGCAAACCTCGCCCTGCAAACCTATCAGAAATTAATCATGGGCCAGCGATTTGATCGCCGAGTACCCACTCGTTTAAAATATTGTGGCGCTCCCCATACTAAGCGGTGGAGCGGTGGGGGAGTAATAAACTTCCAGGCTATTCCAAACGATGCTGTGGCAGATACTTCTGCCCGTAAATGCTTACAGGCTCCACAGGGTAGGGTGATTGTATCGGCGGATCTCTCACAGATTGAACCGCGCGTAATTGCATACCTGGTTGGCGATCAAAACTTCCTCGGCCTAGTGCGTGGTGGGATCGATATATACGAGGCACATGGGCGAGCATCCAAGCTGTACAACGAGGATGAACCTATGGCCGAGCTAGCCCCCGAAATGAGGAAGCTATGCAAGGCTAGACTCCTCGGCTTGGGCTATGGATGTGGGGCTAATACATTTCTAGAAGTAGCAAAATCATTCGGTGTGAATATGACCGAATCTGAGGCCAAAAAACAGGTTCTTTTATACCGAGCGCAAAACCCCGATGTGATGCTGGCTTGGTCGAAAATAGAGGACCAGTTCAGAGAGTGGATGAAGGAGACTCCCGAATGTATTACATTCACCACACGCTGTGGAGTCCCTGTTCGTTACTTCAATGCTTACGAGGAAAATGGAAACCTCTTTGCCTCGACTACCCGTGGATATGCACCGGTCAAGATATATGGGGCTAGGCTTTTTCAAAACCTCGTACAGGCAACTGCCCGATCAATCTTTGCAGATGCGCTTATCCGCATCGAGGCCGCAGGGCTACCGATCTGCCTCCATGTCCATGACTCGGTGACCCTGGAGGTCGCAGAGAACGAAGGGCAGGCGGCACTAGATTTACTTACTCAACTCTTAACCGAGGAACCTCTTAGCTATCTTGGACTACCATTGGCCGCTGAGGGGGAAATCAAAACCCACTACTAGAATGAAAGAACTAATCATTTATTCGATAGTCTTCATAGCCGCTATAATCATGTGGATGTATATACTATTTAGCTTTGGCGTAGCTTTATTCTGTAACGAGGGGAGGCTATGAAGAAACCAATAATAGGACTTTGCGGACCCAAGGGTGTGGGCAAAACGACTTACTCTAAAACAATTGAGGATGCGGTAGTCTTTTCATTTTCATCGCCAATTAAAAAGATGTTAAAGGTCATCCTCCCTCACCCCGGTTGGCTCAATCGAAAGGAAGAACCAATACCAGGCTTCCCCGAGCATATTACAGTTCGTAAGATGCTACAGGAACTCGGGACTACATGGGGTAGGGAAGGCAAGGCAGGGTATCCAAACATATGGATCGATGCGGCCATGCGATCAGCCGAACCATTCTTCGGGAAAGATACTGTTGTATTTGATGACCTGCGATTCCCGAACGAAGGCTGGGCGATTAAGCGATGGGCGGAATCGCGCGGACTGCCGTATAAGATTATACACATCTCAAGAGATGGATATGAGATGGATAAGAACGAGGTCCACAAGTCAGAGCATGGACTGCCTGAACACTTTATAACCGATTGGGTGAAGGTAGATGAGCAAGACAAACCTTTAGATTACCCTTCTATAGGTATTACTAATCCCATGACTAAAAACCAAATTGCTTTGGATGAGGATGGCAGAAAGTACAGAACCCATATCCCTCGGTCAGAACCAGTAAAGCGTACTAAAGAAGGCAGGCTTTTACGCAAACAAGAACTCCCTAAAGATCAAAGGGATTACTTAGATGCCGAGTAGACCTTCCAACTCCGTTCGCAAGATGGTAACCGATGCCAAGCTACGGCAGATGCTCAGAGCTTTGCCCGAGGACCACAGAGGATTTACTCAGGAGCAAATCGCTCAAAAGGTGGGCGTTGCCAAGCAGACGATTTCAAAGATCGAACAGTCAGCTATGATGAAAATAACCGAGCAGATTTCCCGACTGCTCAAGGAGGAATAATGGCTACCCTAAAAGGAGATATACGCAGGTGTCTCGAAAACCTGCCAAGCGGACTACTGTCCCATCACGATGTATTACTTCGATTATCCTTAGTCATTACCAAGTGGACTAAAGACCCAAACCATGCAGAACGGGCATTGATCGCTCTACTAAATAAGGTTTCCCACAGGCAACATCAACCAGCGGAAATTCGTAATGCTATAAAAGGGGCATATCATCGACATGATAACCCCGACCTGCCGAAAAACCCCATAAAAGTAGCGCTTCCCGATCCATCCCTAAAAGAAAATAACTTAGGCCAAGCCGGTATATTTGAGAAATATACACTCCGATCCGATCCCATTCCGAGGAATGCCGAGGATGCGCTTCAAGGACTCTTCCATCTTGACGAATCAATCTTTGTTCAGCGGGTAGTGGCCGAGCGATCAGTACCCATGACGATCGCCCAGGCAATCGCTATGCCCGACCTGTCAGACTTCCAGTTCATTACCTATAACACATTTCCCGAGCAAGCCACCCGATCCGAGGCAGAGGTATTAGGGCGTAAGTACTTTATCCACGAAACAGACGATCCATCCTTATCCTTCGAGCAACAGCTAGGCCTCATCCAACGCCTCGAACAGATTGCCCCACTCAAGATGATTGTAAATTCAGGAGGCAAATCTCTACACGCCTGGTTCCATTGGATTGAGGGCTATAAGAAAGACTTTCTCGAACTCTCCCAAAAGCTTGGTGGAGATCCACGATTCAAACTGATGAACCAGCTATGCCGACTCCCTTGGGGAACCCGCAGAAAGGAATGCGAACCATTCCCTGCCAAGCAGGAGGTAATCTTTTGGAAGGAATAAACCTCCAGCTTCAAAAAACCATAGCCAGACGGTTTATTAAACTAGGCATACATATGGAAAAGGCATTCGAGTTAGCCGGATCGATGCGTGAAGGATCAATAATTTATATCATCCGAGATGATGATAATCATAAACCAACAATAATAATTAAATTAACAAAAGAATAATAAAACACATGGCATATAGAGAAGACTACCTAAACCCCGAAACACTCGCCAAAGCAGATGAATTAGACATCTACTTCCAGTCACAGGGACAACCACAATACACCCAGCGGTCATCCGATGCACCCCAATCCTACTCGCTGGCAATCGATGACCCGCTACCTGCCCCCAAGTTTCTCACCCTCTCCGATATGGTAAGCATCGAAACGAATACTAAGATGCCCCCGCAGATCATTACAGGAGTTCTCTATAAAGGATCGAAGATGATCATCTCAGGGTCTTCCAAGGCGGGTAAAACCCTATCCCTCCTCCACCTAGGCCTTGCAGTATCCAATGGAAAGCCCTGGTTGGGCCACGAAACCACCCAAGGCAATGTCATATACCTCGACTTCGAGCTTAAGCCCCGCATGGCCGCCCAACGCATTACCTCGATCATAGCCGCCAACCCAGGTATCTATAAACAGAACCCCCGATTTCTCTACTGTGGACTCCGAGGCCAAGCCCGATCCCTCGAAGACCTCGTCCACCACATCGAAGATCTCCCCGATTTCAAGCCCGACATGGTAATAGTCGATCCCTTCTACAAACTGGCAACAGGTGCAGATGAGAACGATGCCGGTGCAATCTCAGAAGTGGTCAACCGCATGGAACAATTCTCCGAACGCCTCGACTGTTCATTTGTCTATGCCCACCACTTTTCCAAGGGTAATAAGTCTGACACAGACCACATCGACCGGGCAAGCGGGTCAGGCGTATTTGCCCGTGATCCCGATGCCATCCTCACCCTAACACCACACGAAGAAGAGGACCACCTAGTCCTCGAAGCAACCGTCAGAGACTTCGCGTCACCACCCCCAAAGGTAGTCGAATTTGAGTGGCCGAACTTCGTCCATAAGCCCGACCTCGAACCCAAATTACGCAAGCCTGGACAGTCAAAAGAGATACAACGAGTCAATGAAAAGCTATCTAATGCTCTTATCGAATTGCTCAAACCTAACTCTATTCATGGCTTAAATAACCTAAGAAAACTACTTCAGGATAAGACAGGGGAGTCGATTGGAGATAAAAAAATGGATAAAATACTACTAATTTCCAAGAATCATATTAGTGTACATAAGACCGAAAATGGTGTAGGAAACATCTATTCTTATACCGAGTAGAATATGGGTCGATTACTCTCTAAAACCACCACCCCCCTCCCTTTATATATAAGGAGGAGGGTGGTGGTCAAAACAGGCTATAGTAGAACCCCCTTCCCTGTCGGGGTAAGCTATGGCCTCCAAGGTCGGCCATTAGCTATAACTGCGTTATACCTACCGCTCACACCCAACACCCCTTGCCCTGACGGACGGGGTAAAGGGAAGGGGGTACTACGATACAATAGCCTACAAGCTCGGAGGATCGAAAAAAATAAAAGCTGGTAGGTAGGTAGGTATATCGAACAAAAGATTAACAGGTAAGAACCCTAAGCTCGCAGGAGGCTTTGATCAGGTTAATAGGAGTCAGAGGACTCGCTGATACACCAAAAGGCTAAATAGGGTACTCTACGGGGCTTTAAAGGCTATGCTCGTAAATATATGTAGGGGTTAATCAAATACATTCTGACACAGCCAACCAGGTACAGCTTTTAACACAGCCTATTATCTGACACGGACAACCAGGTAGAGCTACTGACACAGCCAACCAGGTAGGCTGGCAATCTAAGGATTGGCGGTCAGGCGGATGTCTCTACATCCGAAACCTCAGCTTCGATAACCTCTTCATCTTTTAGATTCTTCAACTCGGCTCGGATCTCATCGAGGGATAAAGATTTCTTAACCTCTATGACCTGAGTCGGCTCACCTTCGTACTGGCGATGCTTATCGATTAGGATGCCGGTAGCGATTGGAAGAACACCTGATGGGATTTCATCGTCTTGTAGCTTCGTTATAAGGCTTTCCACAGCAAGATGAGTCGCAGTACCAATTAAGGCCCTCAAATGCTTTTTAGAGTCCTTCAGCGTCTCCTGTTCCCTTGATCGTACGATAGAGACAGTATGAGGTGAAACCTTACAGGACTTACAGATTTGTTTGATCGTTGCCCCTTGAGCTAACATCTGAACGACCTGGGCATAATCCTTTGGCCTTTGATCGTAAAGCTGTTGGCCGGTGAAGATAGCAGGGCAGACATCTTCTGTCTTGAGGTTAGCTGGGAGGTTCTCAGCGTATCCAACTTTCCTTGGTCTTGTCGTGGGCATAAATCAATCGGTGTAGTAATTTGAGAAAGTATTCTCAATAAGGTTCGATGCAAGTCTAATTAGACATAATCATTATATCACGAACCTATTTATGTCTGCCATAGCATAAAATGATGCACAAATATAATATATTGTACGCTCTGTCCTAAATCACATAAAA